ATAATTCTTTCTGTAAGTGTTACAGATGAATTAGGTGTGAAAGCACAACTAGCAGGACTAACTAAAGAACCTGTTGCTAATTTTTTAATTACTTCTTTGTAAGCAATATTTGCTTTTACTGTTAATCCCCCATCATCAATTGTAGATGCTGAAAGAAGTGCTGCTGCAATATATTCTCCTGCGAACTCACCTGCATAAGTAGTAGTGATATTTACAGCAGTTGCTAAATTTACATTTTTTAGATTACTCATTTTTTTTATTATTTGTTTAATTTATTTAATACTCTGTCTAGTGTCGTGTTAAACTTGCCTTTTGCAAATTCTACTTTATTTACTTTTTTATTTCCTGATTCAGGATTGTGTTTAATAGGCTTTACTGCAGCTTCAGATAATTCTTCTTTACTGAATTCTTCTTTTACTGTACGAGATTTTAATCCTTTAGATTCTTCACCCATTTCTTCTTTATCACTTAATTTAGATTTAAGATCAGAAATAGCATCTTCAAGATTTTGGATTCTTTTTTCCATTCCTTCCCAATCTCCTACATCAGCCATTTTCTTTTCTTCTTCTTCTTCATAGTCATCTTCTTTTAAATCAGAAGTGATTTCTTCACCATCTTCTCCTTCTTTCTGTGGAACTTCATCAGATACTTCTCTAACATCTCCAATAATTCCTTCTTCTTCTACAACTACTAATCTGCCATCTTCTAAGATATATTCTCCTACAGGCATTGCTACTTTTTCATCATCAGTAACAATAAAGATTTCTTTTCCTTTTTCAAAAGATTCAGCACTAACTATAGTACCATTCTCTAACTTCATTTCCTCAAGTTTTACCTCGATGTTTAGAAGTGTTTTAATTTGATTTAACATTTCAGTTGATTTCATATTATATATATAACGATTATTTAATTTAATTTTGCATTTTTAAGTAATTCTAGTAATAACACCAATACCTTGTGCGTGTATTGAACCATCACAACATTCTATTGAATATGTATTGGAATCCCAACATAAACAGGCTCTAGAACTACCAGTAGGACTTGTTCTGCTAGGTATAAAAGGTTTTTTGTTTCTAGTGTTTCTCATTTATTTTAATTCATTGTTTAATGATTTAATTTCATTAACAAATTTTCTTGCTTTATTAGATTCTTCAGCTAAATCAAAAACAGCATCAAACAATTGATTGTATTCTTTTATTTCAGTTGGTTTAACACCTAAAGCATTTGCACCTTTTTGTATGTCTTTTAAAACTTTATCACCTTTAGAACTTATTTTTTCGATTTTATTAATGTCTGATTCAGCACCAATAACTGTTTTAAAAGTATCTTTTACTTTTTCAATCCTAATTTTAAGATTAACATATTCTTTAGATGCTTGTTTAGATGCTAATTCAACATCTGACAATATTTGTTTTGAATTTTTAACATTACTTAAAATTTGTTTAGCATCATCTATAAAACCTAATTCAACTTTATGATTACCTAATTCAGTTTTGTCTTTAGGTAATCTATTATAGATTTTTTTTAATTCGTTTGGTGTTTTCATTTTATATTAATTTTAATTATATTGAGATGCATTTAATTCTTTAATCCAATATTCAGCATCATTTTCTAAAGTGTTTGCTAAACTTTTAATTTTTTGTGCTTCTTTTGAATCGACACCTAATTCTTTAGCTGCATTGATATATTTATCTGACATTTCTATTGCATTTTCTGCTGCCCTTAATAAATTTGTAAAAGAACTATCTGCTTTTTGCACAGCTTTTCTTACTTCACTTAAACCTGTTCCATTAGCTTCTTGACTTAATTTTAATAATTCATTTTGTGCTTTTTGTAAATCTTGAATTAAATTTAATTCTACTTTTTCACCTTTGACAATACTTTCTATTTTACTAAGTAATTGCTCAGCTATTTTTTCTTCTGACATATCTTCTTTAATTTGTTCTTTAGGTCGTTCCATTTTATCTGCAAAATAGCCTTCAATAGAAAAACCTTTAACTTTACCTGATTTAACATACTCGTTCCATATTTCATCGTTATTAACTTTTACTGCTCCCATCCAAGTTCCTACTGGTACATTTAAACCATATTTTCTGGATTTATCATTTACTTCATCTTCAACTATCCAAGATTCAACTAGTGTAAGACCTTTTAATGTGTCTTTGTGTTCTAGTGTTGAATTATTTTGATAGCCATTTTTTAAGTACATCTGTGATGCCTTAACTATAGTTTCTTTAGAAAAGAAGATATAATAATCCCCTTCTTCTCCATTTCTATAAATAGGTTTATTAGGTATCAATAAAGCACCTAATAATATTTTTTTTTCTTTATCAACTTCTGCAAGTTTAATTTCTTGGTTGTTCAAAGCAACAAAATCAGATTCTATAGCAGGACTTTCTACAATTGATATTGCATCAATCCCACTTTCTTCTTGTTCTTCATCTAGTATTAATTCTACTATTTTCATAATTATATAACGTATTTAAAATTAAGTTTTGTATTTATCCTATCGTTGCACCCTCAATTGTATTTCTTTCTAATGCTTGTGCTGAGGTTACCTCACTAGCAACAACAAATGCCTGTACTGGTTCTTGTGTCTGTCCACCTATTGCTTCTGCTAATTGATTTGTGCTACTTGCTCCAACTATATTAAATGCAGGTGGTAATGATGCAGGTGTTGATGGAGTTGGAATACTAGGAACTGATGCTGATGCTGCACCTGCTTTAGCTTTAGTTTTAGAAACTGCTTTTTTCACAGAACGGATAATACCCACACCTTGTGCAATAGCACTAGCAATAGTAATAATGTTTTGTGGAAAACCAATCTTAGAACTTTCAGCTACGTTTTGTGCTGTTGAAACTCCTGCTGCACCTACTGCTTCAACTCCTTTGAATGTAATACGTTTCAAATCCATTATAGTTTCCTTCAATGCAAGTCCTTGTTTCATTATTAATAAGGCTTGACCTATCCCAGATTCAGCATCTGCAAATTGTGATATAGCATCTACAACAGCTTTTTTATCTGCTATCTTTTGTTTGTCTAATGCTTCTTCTGCTGCTAATATTTCTGTATTTCTAGTTAAATTTGTTTGTCTAGATTGTTCTGTGAATTCATCTAAAGCTATTTGTGCATCAATTTTAGCTTGTGTTCCTGCTGCTGCATTATCTACTATTGCCTGAAGCCTAACAGATTCTTGTTCTGCTTCTAATATATCTATTTCTTTTAAGGCTTGTAATCTTAATAATTCATCTTGTATTAATTCAGCATTAAACCTTTTTCTTTCTATAGATAATTTACTTTCACTTTCAATTTGTGAATTAGTTAATTCTATTAATTCTTTATCAAGTGCTAAATCATTAGATTTTTGTTCTGATCTGAATCCTTCTATTTGTGCAAGAACACCTAACTTTTCATTTCTAGCATCTAGTAGTGCTATATAATCTTCATCTTTGCCTGTTAGTTCAAATTGTGCTTCTGCTGCCTTTAATACTGTTTCAGCATTAGCTAACATTTGTTTTTCTTGTAACTCTAAAACCTTTTTTAATTCGTTGTTAGCATTTATTCTGTCTTCAATACTGTTTCTTTCTTCATCTCTAATCTGTCTTTGCTGTTCAGCCTGTCTGTCATATTGTTCAATAAGACCCCTAGATTCGGCAGCAGCAATTTCAGCAGATTTTTTTAGCTGTATATTAGTTTTTGCAGTTTCTATTGCAGCTTCTACACTAACTTCTTTTAATCCATCTACTACTTGTGTGCCTATTGCACCAACTTCAGTAACAGCTTCACCAAAATTAGTAACAATATCTGCACCTGCAACTACTGCTTCAACTGCTGTTTCTTTTAGGCTTTCTTTAGTTTCATCTATTGATTCATTTAGTCTTTTTATTGTTTCAGGATCACCATCACCAAAGAATGATTCTTCCCAAGCCAACTGTGCAGCCAATAAACCTAGTTTAATAGCATCAATTGTCAATTTTAGTGGTGTGAAGGCTATAGTAACAAGACCTTTAACTACTTTTCCTAATGCATCAAAGTTTTCTGTGGCACTAGATACGTTTTTATAAACATCAATAAAGACATTTGCTATTTGATTAAAAATAATTTGTGCAGTTTCAAACACAACATTAAGTGCATCCATTACTTGTTGGTTTTCTTGTATAGCACCTTTGACAAATTCAAATGCTTGTTGTAGAAGAAACACAACACCAGTAACTTTAGCAATATTTTTTAAAGATGCACCAACACTTTGCACACCTTTTGCACCATCTTTAGCACTTTTTTCTACTTTTTGTAATGCTTTAGCAGTTTCTTCATTTGCTTTGACTACTTGTTTTTCTAACTTAGTATATTCCTTTTGGAATTCATCTAAGTTTTTAACAGCTTCTTTATATTTTAACTGAAATTCTACTTCTAGTTTTGTTGCCATTTTAATTTATTTTTTGTTTGCTTTATTCCCTCTGAAAACGATTCTGCTAATTTATATTTAC